CCGTTGAAGGTGGAAAATGGTATGTGCTTCAGATACATCCCGATCAGACTTATAAACTTCGGAATGACTCGAATTGGAAAAATGCTCAACAGTATGCAATGCCTAGGGGAAGTGATAATCCTCTATTTACCACCGCGCTTGGGACTTGGAATGGGGTTATCATTCATGAGAATGAGGCTATCCCGAGATTGACTCTCAATTCCCTTGAAGCACGTAGAGCCCTTTTCATGGGCCGCCAAGCTATGGTTATGGGTTATGGTGGTGCAGTTGGATGGTATGAGAAGGACTTTGACTATGGTAATAAGCAAGGCTTTGCAATAACGAGAATCTTTGGCTGTCAAGCCCCGCTTTTCAACTCTCTTGATGTTGGAAGGTTGGCTATGGATTCTTATGCTCCGGTACCGACTGGTGTAGCCCACTCATAGAAAGGAGGAGCTAAAATGACTATTAATCAGTATCTAAAGTTCCACCTCACTGTGCGTGATCAGGAAAATAAGATCGTTGAGAGTGGTGTTAGCTGTAAGGTTTATACTGCTGGAACAAACACACTGGCTACTATTTATAGTACTAGTGTAGGGGATGCTAAAACCAATCCAATAACTACGACTGTATTTGCGACAGATAGAGGCGTAGAATTTTACGCTATCACCGCTACAGTTGATGTTCTGCTTGAGTATGGAACTCGAAGAGTTCTTGTTACGGCTCTTGCTCCTGGAACTGAGCATCTAGTTGTAATATCCCCGCAGGAAGCTGATAACATTGTTAGATGTGGTAAGATTTTTGAGTTTGATTGTGCTGTCACAACTCCTGCAACTAAGGTGATTATTCCCGCGATTGACAATCCGAGCGGCTTGATCATCACGCACATCTTCGGTATACTCACGGAGACAATGACAGGAACGGAGGATCAGGGTATTGTAGTTGTTTCTGATGAAAGTAATAATGCACTGGCAACTATTACTCCTACTAATGCTACTGGTGATGCTGTTGGTGATTACTTAACAGGGTATCAATCTCAGTCCGCAACTCTTGGTGATGCAGCTTTCGTTGTAGCTGCTGGTGAGTTTGTTGATGCTATTGTTACTCAGCCGACTACTGGTACGAATACTGGTATGTATTATGTGATTGTTGAGTATGTCAGACTGTAACCCGCGCAGGTCCTCTCCTTGTTGACCTGAACCAACCGGAAGGTGGGTGTTGGGGCATCCACCTTCCACCCTTTTATTAGGCTAGTTGCAACGTGCAAATAGGGAAATGAAAAAATGAGTCAGATGAATTTTGCTACAATCTTTGCCTCAGCAGAAGCTAGGTGTAAACGGACTAAATCTGATACATTAATAACGCAGAATATTCAGCTGGCAGTCACCAAATTATCCAACAAATATAACTTCCCACGACTACAGAAAACTGACACTGTTGAGACGACTGCCAGCTCTGCAACTACCTCCATCCCATCAGATTTGAAAGAGATATATGATGAGAGGAGTGTTGTATTATACAGGGATCAAGTATTAGATGTAGATGATGAAGATGAAGATGGGGATGTTACAGAGGAAGTAATTTCTCAGATACAAGGGATTCAGCTTAATATTGTGACAGCTGGTGAGTTTTTTGCTAGGTATCCTAAACCTGAAGATGATAGCAAAGCTCAACCTACAGAGGTTGCAGTTTTTAGTCAAGATCTTCTATGGTATCCTGTTCCAGATGCTGCATATACACCTGAAGATACAGATGAGTTAGTGCCTTATAATTATAAGATACAGTTGCGGTATTATCGCTTCCATCCTGATTTTGATGCTGATAGTGGAAACACTGAGCACCATCTTGGAGAGGAAGCAGATAGAGCAATTATTGCTGAAACTGTGGCAATGACTTATCAGGATTTTCAAGAATATGAAGATTCTACATATTGGTATGGTATAGCTGCTGCTCATATGGCGGATGTTATATCTAATGAGATTAGCGGAATTGCGGTTGCGATGAGTAATCGTTTATATGTTAATGCAGGTTTAGTTTCTACTCACGATAGAACAGACTATGGGAGGCCGAAATGAGAAAGTTAATTTTAGGGTTTGCACTTTGTTTTATAGCTGTTATAGCTATTGCTGCTACGGATAACTTCGAACGTGTGTTCGTTGTCAGTGGCCCAAGAACTGGGGATGGTTCAGAGGTTAAAGTTTTTGATGGTAGTGGTGGGGATGTTGTATATGCAGGAGAATGTCTCCTCCGTGCTGTTACACTTCGGAATGAAGAATCTAGCGGTAAGGTAACTTTATATGATAATGCTACTGCTGGAACTGGAACCGCTATAATGATTTTTGGTATGGCAACTGATGAAGATGGTGGACAGATTATAGCAAATATCAATTGTGCTAATGGGATATATGCTACTATAACAAATACTGCTGATGTTACTATAGAATATATCCCGTTACCTAATTAAAGGGGAGGCTTTACTATGTGGAAGAAATTTGTATTCGGACTACTTGCTGTATTAATACTAGCCTCTCCTTTAGCTGTATCAGCTTTCAACGTCGATTGGGATGATGATTTTGAGGCATCCCCTGCGGATAGTGATTTAGCTCTTGAGGGTGCTGAAAGATTTAGAGAGCTTAAGGAAGCAATTAGAGAACGCTTAGCAGAGGAGCATAATTACTCTGAGGTTGGTGCTGGAACTGATGATGGGACGCATAAGGAAGGCTCAGCCCGAATTTGGGTTCAAGATGATGAGCCGGAAGAAACCCCAGGTGGACAGAGTATAGATGATGGAAGCATCTGGCTTGAGACTGATGAGAATATCCTTTGGATATATGATGCAGATGATGAAGAAGCTTGGGTTAAGATCATACAATATGATGATAATGTAGACTTGACTAGTGAACAAACTATCTCTGGAACTAAGACCTTCGACCTTGCAGTTTTTAAGCGTTTAATGCTTAAGCAGATTGCTGTAACGGCTGAGACATATACAGCTGGTGCGGATTATAATTTTTATATTTGTGACACTACTTCAAACGATATAACCCTAACCCTTCCTGATGGGACATCTTCTGATGGGTCTGAGCTTTACGCTTTCAAACTCATTGATGCTACAAATGCTCTTTATGTAACTGCAGGAGCTGGCGAGACTATTGAGGGTGCAGCAGACTTCGAAGTCAATGTCGTTAATGATTTTCTTATAATTGCTTCTGATGGTGAGGATTCTGCTGATTGGCATATCCTCGCGACAGGTTCTCCAATATCTAATACCGTAGGTGCTGATGAACTTAAAGAAAATATCGAAGACATCTTAGAGGAAGTTACTATCTTTGCTGCCTTTGGTGGTGTAGGAACTAATGATATTACATCCTCAGGAGTTACAACTTGGCTTGATGGTTCAGCGGATGATGATGATGGTACTGCTAATGGAGTATTAGTTAAGCAGCTTAGAAATTTAACCATCGCTGATGGACACTCTTTTACCACTGACGCCGCAAGTATGATTCTTGGTATTAGAGGTACTCTTACCATGAATGGTACAGGTGCTCTTATTATGGATGGTAAGGGTGCTGCTGGTGGTACAAATAGTGGTGCAGGAGCTCAGGGTGGAGAGTGGCATAATTATGCACTTTATACTTACCCAACTACTTCTATAGGTGCTGGTGGTGGAGCAGGAGGAGGAGCTAAAGAAGGTACTGGAGGCGGGGCTGGTGGACATACTGGAGTACTTGGTGTTGCTAGTGCTAGTGGTAATGGAGGTAACGGTGGAACAGTTCCGGCTGTATTTAAGACCTATCCTTTAAGTTTAAGAAGTAAAGGTGATTGGGTTAGAAGTGTATTATTCTCTACTGGGGCAGGTGGTGGAGCTGGTGCTAATGCTACATCTTGTACTCCTGGAAATGGTGGAGCTGGTGGAGGTTTTATATATATTGAAGCAAATTCTACAATCTTTGCAGGAACTCCGTCTATATCTGCTGATGGTACTAATGGCGTGAATGCTAATCCTGCTGCTGGTGATGATTGTGGAGCTGGCGCCGGCGGCGGTGGTGGTTGTATAATAATACTGTATAAAAATATCACAGATGGAGTAAACCTTACTACTTCTGTAGCAGGAGGTAGTGGGGGTAATGGAGCAGCTGAAGGATTTGATGGTGGAGACGGTGGCACTGGGTCAGTTATAACTCAAGATGTGGATAGTTAAATGACTATAGAACTTATAGAGCGACGAGGGAATATAAAACCTACTGTAGAGATTAATCCTATTGGGGGGATTAATACCGATCTTCCTTCTACAGAATTGGAAAACTTTGTCAGCCCGAATTCCCAGAATGTTACATTCCATAAGTATACAGTTGATAGCAGGAATGGACTTAAAGTCTTAGGGGATCAGGATAATTTGACTGGAATCCCTACAGGCATTTGGGAATATATCCGAGCTAATCAGACTAGGTATTTACTTGTTCTTACGACTGATGGGTTCTTCAGATACAAACCTGCAACTGGAACTTGGGAAGATTTGAATGCTGATGATCTCTTAACTATAAGTTCAAATCCTACAGACTTTGCTACTGGAACCTACTTCCCTCAAGGTGGCGATGATATGTATATCGTTACCAATCAAGTTGATCCTATTATGAAATGGGAGGGAAGTGAGAGTTCAGATGCAGAGGTGCTTGGCGGGCTTAGCACTGGTGCTGGAGACCCAATTACTATCAAGGCTGATATAGTCCGTACTTATATGGATTATTTAATTTTGCTTAATACAGAGGAAGATGGGACTCGTATAGCCCAAAGAGTTCGATGGTCTGATACAGGAAAACCAGAAGTATTCACTGGTGGCACCTCAGGATTTTCTGACATCATATCCAAAGGAGCAGGAATCAAAGCCTCTGAGATGCTTAGGGAAATTCTATACATCTACATGGAAAACTCCATAGTTGCGTTTAACTGGATTGGAGGAACAAGTGTATTCCGTTGGACTATTACAGTTCCAGAGACTGGACTTGCGGCTTCAAGGACAGTGGCGGAATTTGGTGATTTCCACATCTTCCTTGGTTATGATAGTGTATATATGTTTGATGGAACGCAGAGGTTAATGTCTATATCTGATGGTAGGGTTAATGAGGGAATCATCAACGCAGTCAATTATGATAACATTGAGAATGCCTTTGCGGTGGTTGATAAGAAGTTTGGCCTTTATTCCCTCTACCTTCCCTCCGGTGGAGCTTATTGGCCTCTCACCAGATGGACATATGATATCTCCACTCAAACTTGGGCAAAATCTGAATTCGCCTCTACCCTATCTGGAACTAGGGAAGATGCAGATGGGAATAGATCTGGTATTATTGGAGGAGTTCTTTATAGGGAGTTTACTGGAGAGGCTTGGGAAGATTTAGTCGGAACATGGGAAGCTCAGGATTGGAGATGGGATTCTAGGGCAATACAAAAAGATGCCCCACGCTTAGCTTTAACTCATTCTGGAGGAACTAAAGGTGGGGTTTTTATAGATTCTCCTCTTACATTTAATGATACCACACTTCGAGTTGACTCCTTCATTGAGACTAAGGATTTCCAAATTGGAGATAATACCCGTGTAACGCAGCTTGATTTTGAGGCTGTAGGGTATTCATTAGACATTGCATACTCTATTGATGAGGGAAAGAATTGGGTTAATGTGGAGACAGTGGAACTTAATCAAGTGACTATGCAAAGGTATAGTGTATTTTTTGATGTCCTTTCAGAACGTGTAAGATTCAGATTCCGCAATAACACAATAAGTGAAGGGTTTAGCTTGCGTAAATTCCGCTTCTGGGCTATACCGAGGTTATAGAATGAGCAGACTTCCATTAAAATTACATTGGCCTACTATTCCTCAAGAATTTACTGAACAGATGCACATATATTTAATGAGATTTCAGAATCAGGCTGAGCAGTATTTGCGCTACCTGCAAGAGGATTTGGATATTATATCTAATGAGGATGTGTGGTTGGAGGAGAGGTACTCGCCAGTAGATTCAGTGTTTTATGATAAGGATGGGAAGCTAAGATTCTATGTGAATGGGGTTCAGGTTTGTTGGTTCGATTGGAGTGGTAATTGGTATCGCGGCGGGAACTTTGATAATAGGACTGTTAATCTTTCTAAGACGAAT